ACATACGCGCCGACATACCAGCCGAGTGTATCTGCCCCAGCATCCTGAATTACAACCCACGAAGCGGGAAAAAACGACAGGAAGCACAGCAGGCGCGTCATCGACAGGCGGTTTTTTTCGCCTTCGAAAAACTCCACCCAGCGCATCCAGTTCATAAGCTACCTGTCAGCTTGAATGCCAGAATCTTTGCCGCCACCACCTTTACCGCTTGGTATAGTGCAGCGAAAAATGCCACTATCGTCAGAATCCACTTGGCAACTTTCGCTGCCCAGCCCAAAGCGAGGATGATGTTTTCACCCACCTCGATCATGCGCTCCTGTGTGTCCGTGCTTTTATGAATGGCCGTGACTAGAGTTTCAGTTGCTGCCATGCGCGCCTCCGCCTCGCTATGGCGGCGCTCACTATCATCGTGTCGCCGCTCGTGGATGACAAGGGTGTCCTCGACTTTCTTAAAACGAAAAGCATCCATTACTCACCCTTTCTAACGCGGGGGATTACACCACAGATCAACGCGAATGCCAGAAACCAGACTACTAGCGTTAAATGTGAGGTACAGGCTACCCATGCCCCCAAAAGCCAGAAGGTGGCATCCAACAGCGAATCTTTCACCGTTGCTGCCATGGGTACGCGCATGATGTCAGCGCCCTCCTTGAGCAGTGCAGCAATCATCGCCATTTGAAGCGGAGCATTGGGGAAATACAGGGCGATGATAACGCCAAGCATTGCGTGCGCCATTTGATTCGCAGTCCAGCCGTACCAGTCCCGCCCTTGATCGTCAGGGGTTTCCAATCCCTTGATGACTGAGCCAAATACGGTCATAGCGTCGCTGCCTTCAGGAAGAAGTTGTCAATCTGTGATTCGGTCATGCCGAAAGCCAAGGCAGCAGCAGCTACCAGCGGCTCGCCGCGCTCGATGGTGGTCATGTTCGCCCATGTAATACGCGCGGCAATCTTTTGCTCAAGGGGCAAAGAATCAAAAATCGCGGCAATGGATGTGGGGATTGCACCAGATTCAGCATCCTCTGCTGTAATAATCCCGGCCTGCACCGCCTGAATTAAAAACTGGCGCTTGGTAATTGATGGGATGGATGGCGAGGCGGCAGCTAAAAAAGCATCTGTTTCTGCACTGGATAAATTGAGAGCGCCACTAACCATGCCCATGAATAAATCGCCACGCTTGATGGGCTGATTGCCCGCGGCCTGCTCAAGCAGGTATGCTTGCACAGGTTCTGGCAACGCATCAAACTGCGATTGCAAAAATGCTGGCATCTTGTCGGCGCGCGGCGTGATATTCGCCCCAAGAAATGCAGCGCGTGTCTTAATCTGAGCAATAGTAAAATCAGTCATAAATTATCCTACTCGTATGATACGTTCCAGCTTCCCGATGAGAAGTTCCCAGGTGCGCCGCCAAGGTCGGTGAGAAGGATGCGCTCAAGCGCACCAGCTAAAACAACTGCCCCGGCGCCATGGAAGATTGATGCTGCCGACGAACCCATGACTACTTGATAGCACCATGTATTGCTGGCAGCCTCGAGCAAGTCTAACTGTATCGAGCCAGAACCTGCGCCCAAAGCCGCCCACGAAATATTGCCGCCGATGCCAGTGGTGTAGTTTGTTGCGCCACCGCCATTGCGGAAAGATGCGCCCACGTATCCGCTTGTCGCAACACCGCCGGATGGCCCGAACTGGACTAGGAAATCGCCGGTGCCACCTTTGGTGATGTTAATGAAGGTAATGACTACGCGCTTAACACCAGCAGGAATGCCGGTCATTTGGTCGGTGGTGACAGCGCCGGGAGTGCGCTTTGTCATAATGGTAAGGCCGTTAGCGATAGGCATTCCGCTTGCCTTCACATAGTTGCGCACGCGCCAGTTGCCGCTGCCCTCGTATTTTACAACGGCCATATCGCCCGCGGCTGTGGTAATATTCGCTGCGCCTGGAATAATTAGCGAGGTGCCGTTATGCGTAAGCGTCAGCGCACCCGCAAACTGTATGAAATAAATGGGGTCAATGACGTTTGCAGACGAGCCAAATGATGTGATGTTGGTTGTGCCTGTTATGCTTACAAGTTTGCTGGCGAGCGTGCCGATGTCAGTGGTGGCAGCAGAGGCAATGGTGGCCTCCGCACCAGTGATGCTGGCAGGGCGACCGTTTGCGCGCATCACCGTGATGATTCGGCTTACCGTGCCATCGCGGCGAATAACCAGAACGTCACCCGTTTGAAGCACGAGCGTGCCTGATGTCAGGCCATTCATTGCCAACGATGCGCCAAGCGTGATGTTCAGCCCAGCGCCCGTGTAATAAACCGACATCTGCTGACCAGACTGCATGGTCATGGCAGTGATGCCAGTCGTGCCAGTCAGGTTGACAAAATCACCATGCTGCTGCGTGAAATCCGTGGTAGCGGCAGCGGCGACATCCTGACCCTTGAGGTTCGCCATCGGATTCAGCAGGATGAAGTTTGTGCCGTCATAGAGGAAGAAACCGACGAAGCCGACTGTAATCGTCCCGACAGGTGGGGCTTGCAGCGTGCCACCCACGCCATAGTAGCGCACGTTTTTTGCGCCAGCAGCAGTGCTGGTATCGGTGAGCGTGATGTTGGTGTTCGTTTGGGCAAGTGTGAATTTTACGCTGTATTTATGCCCAGCCTGCAGGCTGGTGTTGCCCGTGTTGATAGTGTAACCGTTCGTGCCTGTCGTGCTGTTGGCATTGAAGTTCGCGTTGGGTGCAGCGGCGGCGGCACTCGCAGCAGCTTCCGCCGCTTTCGTCGTTGCCGTTGTAGCGGCTGCTGCTGCGCCAGAAATCTCGCTTGCCGTTGGGCCATTCACTACACCGTCAGCAGTTGCGTTATAAATCAGCGCACAGTTCGCGGCTGGAGCGGCGATAGTAAAGTTGGTGATTAAAGAAGAAATTGGCAGGCGCAGGCAGCGGTTCGTAATTTCCTTCACCTGCTGAACCATCATCGTCAGGCGGTCAAGGCCGCGCTCGACGGTTTTCGCGGGCAATAGCCCTGTTTCTGGGTAGCTATCGCCCTGCACATAATCGACGTTGCCGCTTACCGTAATTTTCTCACCCACTGCGACCGAGACTGTAGTGGTAGCAAAGCCACCTGTCGGGCTGCCTGCACCAGTCAGGTTATAGTCGACAGCATTGGTCAAGGTTGAATCAACCCCAGCCGCGCTGGTTTTAATCACCTGCAGGTCAGCATCCTGAATGAAATAGCGCGGGAAGTTCCACGGGCCAGTCGTACCGTTGCCATCGTAGGTGTATTTCGACTGGTTGTTAGCTACGGTCATGATGCCCTCTACATGTTGTGTGACAATATCACATTTTTACAGTTTTTCTACTCGATAGTTTTTGCCAGATCGGGCGCGCGTTTTGGAGTGAATGCCCCTCTATCCCACCATGATTTCTGGCCATAGTCCTTGAAATACATGCCTTGTTGCCTGCGCCATTTCACATAGGCATCGGGGTCGACTTCCTTCTGCAGCGCGTCGAAGATGCCATTTTGCAACACAGTGCGCGCATACCAGATGTTGCCCCCTGGCAGGTAGCGCCGCGCGTAGTTCAGCGCCTCCGCACCTATGTGCGTGTCCTTGCCCTGCACTGCCTCCAGCGCATTACCTACCGTCAGCTTGAGCGAATCAGCCGCAAAGCCAGCCATCGGGCCTGCCAGCGTTCCCTCGATGCCGCCGCCAAAGCGGTTCACATCGCGGAATAAGAAGTCACCCCAGATGCCAAGCCCGCCGCCCGTGAGCGCCGCCTGCCCCCAAAACTTGAGGCCGTGCTTATTCGCGGGGTTCATGCTGATAGGGTCGCGGCCTTTGGCAAGCTGCTGCATCTGCACCGTAAGCGCGCCCACGCCCGTGAGCATCAGGCCGTAGGTGGCCGCAAATCCCATGCGCGAGGCCATGCCGCTCTGCATCATCATATTGCGGTAAAGCATCATCGTGATGGTGACGGGGAAGTTTTTATACATGGCGAAGCTGCGCAGGATTTCGCCAGACATACCACCTGGGCGGCTTGCTCCTATCAGGAACGCGCGCGAGCGCAGGCTGGAGTCAGGAACGGCGCGGTGCATTTCATCCATCACGAAGGTTTGGAACTTATCGGCGATGCGGCGCGCTTTTTCAGGCGGCACGCCCGCGCGGTCGATCAAGTCGTCGGGCCGCAGGAACGTCGCGCCCTCATGCTCATACAGGTCGACCTTGCGGAACTCGTCCCAATCCGCCTTCGTGATTCCTGCGCGCTGCAGCGCGTCCTTCACTTCCAGTTCATCGAATGCCTTACCCTTGGCATCGCCGAAATACCCCAACCACTCCATGCCGTGCGCCCAGCGCGCGGCCTGCGTGTGGCCTGTCATCCCGTTCGCGCGCATCACCGTATCACTCACCGTGCGCGTCCACTCAGGCCCGAACAGTTCCCCTGCATAGCGGTTATGCGTGCCAGCGATTGCGGTCGCTGCTTCGGCGATCAGGCCAAGGCGCACGGCTAATTCACGGCTTCCGCCGTCTGCCCAGTTTTTCAGGTAATTCTGCATGAAGTCATGCACGGGTAGCTTGCTCATGGTTTTGGCCATCTGCACTGTCACCATGTCACCAGGCACGGCAGCGAGGGTGGCCGAGCCAAGCTGCGCGGCAGTCAGCAAGTTTCGGATGCCTGCGAAGGTAAAGCCTAGGCGGTCGTTTGTCAGGATGCCGTTTTGCATATTGGCCAGCGACCACATATCGTCGACCTGCCGCCCTTCAATCTGCTGCTTGAGGATGGTGGTTGCATCCATTCCGCCGCCCTTGGCCACATCATTCGATGCCGCCTTATTCAGCGCGGTTTGCTTGGCGTAGCGAAACATTGCTTCTGGGTTAGGGCCGAATACATCGAGCATGGCGATATTGCGCGCCATGTCGTCGAGATGGTTCACCACGATCGAGAACACATCGCCGTCGCCGAACTCGTCATTATACTTCGACCAGCTATCGAAATCCTTGAACTCAAGAAAGCGTTTTTGGCCGAGGCGATTCGCCAGCCCGCCGCCCTTGCCAGCCGCCACACGCGGTTTCTTGATGTAGCCATCTGTCGCAATGGTTTCATATACCTTGCGCAGCGTGTCGATCTTGCCCTGCATATCCATCGTGGCAAGCGAGCGCCCCGCATCATCGCGCATCAACTTGAAGTCGAGCGCGGGCATTACCTTGCGCACCCACGCATCGCGCCCAGCTTTTTTGACCTTGAGAATGTTATGGGTTTGCGGCAGGCCGTAGCGTTCTTTTTTGCCGATGTCTGCGCCCAGCGCGTTCGCCGTGGTGCGGGCATATTCGAAAGTTTTGCTGATGGAATCTGCGAAGTCGCGCGCCGTTTGGCTCTCGACCTTCTCGCCGAATAGCGCGCGCCCTACATCGTCCAGCCCTTCCATCTTGCGACGGTTTAGCCCGATGCCCTTGCCATGCTCGGCGATGAAGTCGGCAACCATTTTATGCAAGCGGCCACGGTAGGCAATGCGCAGGTTTTCTACGCCCTGGAATGCGCCAGTGCCATCGTTCTCGATCTTATTGGCCAGCGCCTCCATGTAGTTTTCCTTGCCGCTCACCGTGCGGTAGCCAGCAAGGTCGGCATCCATGCGCTGCTTGGCGGAATGGGATAGAACTGCAATCTTTTTCTGGCGTAGTGCATTGCCCTTTGCCGCCTCGGTCACGCGCTCGGCGGCTTGCCGCGCGGCAATCTCGGGAGGCACGCCCGCGTCGAGAAATTCACGCTCCATCGAATCGAACATGTCGATCGCCTCGGCAAGCCGACCCTCTTTAATCATGCCGCGCAGGGCGGCTCGGTTCAGGCAATCCTTGAAACTCATAGCAGGCACTCCGTTGCGGCTTTGGCGATTGCGTCTGATTCCTCAATATCGGCGAGCATGTCGCGCACCGTTTTGAACTCTGGCACTTCGCGCCCATCCTCGAATTTTACAGAAAAACCATCCATCGGCAATTCTTCATCAAGGTTGATTGTGGCAAACTGGCGCTCAATTTCAGCCGCTGATTCGTCAATCTTGGATACTTTGGAAGCAGCATCCATTTCCGCCGCACCAGCGGCTTCCTTGAAATCATTATAACGCGCCTCGATCGCCTTGGGTTCCCCCATCGGCGCAGTTTTTTCTACGGCTTCACGGAATAGGTTTTGCTGTTCGATGCCTGCAATTTCGCCAAACGATTTGCTCGGTAAATCAAATTTTCCTGCTGTATCTGAGAGAAGGCTTGTAAGGCCATTTGCCTTAATTTGCTCTCTGAGTAGGGTTGTGAATCCTCTGGCTGCGGCTCCGTGGCTTGTACCATTTTGCACCTCTTTTGCGGCTTGGGTTAGAAGGTCGGAAATCGGGCCTTTGGTGAAGGCCTGTTTTTCGATGACCGCCTGCAGTGACTTTGCAATGTCCAGCCCTTGCTGGGTTGCGTCGATGTTCAGCGTGTTACCGAACGCCTGCACAATATCGTCGTTTCGCACCAGATTGGCAAGCGCGCTTTTTTCCTTGCCGATGTGTTTCAGCGCCTTGTCCAGCACCTTCGCCTTGTCGGTATAGAGTGGAACCATGTTGGTGACTTCACCAAAAAGGTCGACCGTGGTTTCCGCGCTGAAATCATCCGAAAGCGCCTGCCGCATGATCTGCTGCGCCATGAACGCATTGTCGGGTTCCGATTCGATCAGTAGGCGCATCATCGCGGCTTGCTTCGCTTCGTCTTGCGTGAGGTCGGCAATCAGCGCCGAATAATTCTGCGGCACGTTGGTGGTTTCAGCGAGGCGGAATGCTTCATCGCCCAGCGCCGCGATTGCCTTCCCCTGCTTCACGTTCGCCTGATTCGGCGCGAGGCTGCGCATCACCTTGTCGAGTGATTCCTTGTCGCCGTATTTGAACACTTTGGCCGTGTCGAGCGCGCTGCCCGTACCTTCGCCAATGTTTTTAATGGCCGCATAGTAGCGCGCATCGCGCGGGGTGATGCCGTCGACCTCGCGGTAAATATGCGCAGGGATGCGAATATCCATATTGGGGTTACTCGCCATAATGCGCCGCGCAAGCCCCGTGCGTTGGTGGCCGTCTGCGATGTAGCGCGTACCGTCTTTTGCTTCCCACACGGCGATTGTGCCTGCAAGGTCGGGGTTCCATTCCTGAATCCCTTTCAGGCGCTCAGTGACCCCCATGCCGTCGCCGCCTTCCTTGAACTGGAAGCGTTCGGCATCTACCACGAGGTCGCGCACTGGAACTGCAGGCAGTGACCGCCCGATGGTGTTGCCTGTCGCGGGGGTGAGGTCGGGCAGCGGTTCGCCGCGCTCCAGTGTATCATTGACCTGGTTCGCCGTATTCACATGGTCAGCCCATTCGACCCCGCGCGGCAATGCGCGCTCCATAAGCAGTTCTGGTTCGATTGCCATTTTAGCAATGCGAACGCTCTCATTCGGGTTTGCATCTACTTCGTCTACAAACGAATTTACCACGCTGGTCGGCGCTTCACGAATTGCGGTTGCAGCTTCCTGTGGTGTTTTTGCGCGCGTGATGCGCGCGGCAAGTCGACCAACGCGCGTGTCTTTTGTGGCTAGTTCGTCAATTTTGATTGATGTCTGTAGCGCCTTGTCGCGCACGGTGTTTTTTAAAACAGGCGCGGCTTCAAATGCGCCACGAAACAAAGCCCCACCTGCTCCCGCAAGCAGAACGCTTCGTTTCGCATCCTCAGGGTTAAAAACATCGCCATAAATCTCGCGCTCTTTTTTAATGAAGTTGAATTGGTTGACGTACTCGATTGCAGATTGCGACATGAACTCAGTGGCCACTCGTCCGGCAACAGTTTTGCCAACGCCTCCGATGGGCAATGTGGCTAGTGACCATGGGTTGTTTTCATTCAACGTTGCGTTTATGCCGCCAACAAATCCGCCGATTTTCCCCAACGTCGTTGCGCGTTCGTCAACCTCATCGCGCTGCTCTCGCAGCATCTGAACATTTGATTTTGCGTCAGCAAGTATTTGTGTGAAATCGGGAATGCTTGGGTCAGTTTCTCGCAGCTTTTTTATTTTGCGTTCGACATCACGCGCATTGGCAAGGGATTCATCGGCAGCACTTTCGCGTACCTTGCTGTAATAATCACGGGCAAATTCACTTGGCTTCACTGCGTCGTCATCGACGGCCTGCGATAGTTCTGGGAAGTAATACGCATGACTTAACCGCTGACCAGTCTTTTGAAAAACCATCTCCTCGCGCTGGCGTAAACCGCGATCAATCTGGGCTTTCATAGCCCATTGCGTATCGGCATATTTCAGTGCTGCGTTTGCTTTCCAGTTTTCTACAAGGCCGCTTTCAGGGCCAGTAGAATAGGTTTGCTCGCTTTCATTTTGGCTACTTTTTCCTTGGATGCCAGCCGATATAGCCTGCGGGTTGCGGAGAAACATTACATCCCCCCCATTTTAGCATAGCGCAGCACATCCTGCTTGGTAACGGTCATTATAGCAGCCGCATCGGTCGACTCCCCGCCCGCCAACTTCTTTTTATCTGGCCCATAAAGCTGATAAACCCCTGCAGCGATTGCAACTGGGCGTATTTTGTCATCTTTTGTATTGAATTGCGCTTTTGGTTTTCCGTTAGAATCCACATAATAAGGCACAGAAAAATTAGTGAGAGGCTTCATTTTTTCGATGGTGAGGCTATTAATAAAATCCTCAAATTGTTGGGCAGTTACCCCTGGAGGGGACACAGTGTTTGTGCCATTGATAGTCACCTTCTCACCACCGCCAACGGCGGCGCTCATAGCTTCTTTCATTTTATCGGCATTAAACGGCATCGTGCCGTTGCGGGCAACATAGATTGCAAGTGCAGCATCGCGCGCTGCTGAGAATTGCACGGGGTCAGCTATGTACCCCTGCCATTCATCTGTTATAGAGCCATATTCCGATTCTTTCGGGGCAAGTTTCGGGTCGCGCTTAAGCGCGTAACTGCCCTCGATGATTGCATTTGCAGTGCCAGTCTGTGATGGGTCAGAAGCGAGAACGCCAACTGCATAGGCAAAGCCTGGTGCGCTCTTTTCAAATTGCTCGGCAACCAATGGCGCTTTTGGCCCCATACCAGCAACAAAATTTTGCGCTAGCTTTTGCACTTTGTCGAATGGCTGGTTGCTCAAATAGTTCTCGACATACGCCTTTTCTGCAGGCTGAAAAAACGATTTGCCATAGGATGCGCCATAGGTAGCTGAAAGCTGGTCGGCATAGGTCATGCGGCCAATCATGCTATCTGGATTCGTAAAGTCGAGCGGCGGCACGGTAACGCCTTGGCGCTCAATCAACCCAAGGGGATTTTCATCGGCCATTTTCATCATGCTGCTAAGAGTTTTTTGCGCAACTTCCAGCTTGGCAGCCTCCATGCTGGTTGCGCCCCCGCTATTGACGGATGGCATTAAAACTTCGGCGATATGGTTTTGCAGCCCCATCGGAGTCATCGAAAGATATTCCTTTTGCGTCGCTGCTTTCTCGGTTGTTTCCGCCCATTTCTGGTTGAGAATTGGATTATTGATATTACCAATTTGCTGTTGAATTGTGGCCATTTCAGTTGGCGGAATTGTCATGCCATTCGAAAGCCTGTCCTCGATGGTTTTGATGTAGGATTCGCCAAGCGAAATCTGCCGCTTGCTTTCAGCTTCGCGCGCCGCAATCTTGCGCTCGGCTTTCTCTTTCCAGCCCATGCGCTGCTCGAGCGTCCCCATTTTATAGGCGGAGATGCCGCTGGATTCCTGCAGCGTGTCCTGATTGCGCTTGAGCCACGCATTGAGATACGCCGCTTTCTCTGGGTTTTTTGCTGTTTCCTTGTAGCGTTCCTCACGCAGTTGCACAAATTTCTGCACATCGCCGTTGGCTTTATCCAGCATTTCCTTGGCGGCAGGTACGCCTTGATTGACTGCCGCATCGAAGGCGATATAGGCCAGATCGGGTGGCAGCTTATCCGCACCAATGGCGTTCCAATACCGTTCGCGGTAGATTTCGATAGCCTTTTCCTTGGTGAGGTTTTTTATATCGACATCTGGGTTTGCCGTTTTGTTGATGCCGAAATTGGTTTCGCCTGCGTTTGCATCGTTGGCAACATAGCCGCCCTCTTTGCCCAGCACCTGACTCACTGCATAGTTAAAGTTGCCGCCGCCATAGGCCGCGACTGCATCGGGGTTCTTGTCGAGGATGATGGACATGGCAGCATCAGGCATGTCCTTTTTAAGAATGTCGCGCAGCTTGTCTTTTTCAGCGGGGTCAAGCTGGGCAGAATCGACGATTTTATTGAGGCGCGCAACATCTGCCTGAAACTGCTTGTTGACCTCGGCGGCATCGGGCAATTCCTCCCAGTTCCGCTTCATGTTTTCGGCGGCATCCTGCGTCGTTTTTGCGGTATAGCGCGACTGCTCGGTGGTTTCCCATTCGTTCGTCTGCAGATCGACTGCGCCTTTAATTTTGGCAAGCTGCTCGGAATAGGCCGTGTTCAAATACGGATTATCCTTGGTGGCTTCCTGCTGTTTCTGCACATAAGTCGACCACTCTTTGTCGATGCTGTCCTTGATGCTTCCTCCCGATTGCGCGTTTTTGGTGGCAGTTTCATAAATCTGCTTTGCTGCGACTTTATCGGCTGCCTCGCGGCTTGCCAGCCACAGTTCCTGATTCGCTTTCTCGCGGGTGAGTTCCTGCTTCTGCAACCCCTCGGCATACTGACCGACGACCTCGCCCATTGTCGAGAGCGCCTTGCCAGAATTGTCGACAAGTTTCTGCTGCTGCTCCTGCACGCGGTTGATCGCGGGAGTCGGCGTAATCATGCTCTGGTAGCGGTTGATCTGCGTTGCCATTACATTTCCCAATCATATTTGCTGACGTAGCGATTGCGTGCGAGCGTGCCGTTTTGCACGCCAGCCTGCCACGGCAAACTTGGGTTTGCACCAGGCGTTGCCACGGTTTCCATTTGCGAGCCATAGCCGCTGATCTTTGCGCCGCCGCTGGCCACTGCACCCAGCGCCTTCATGTAGCCAGCTTGCCGCGCAGTTTTGGCGTTGGTGCGGCTGGTCGCTGCAGCATTGCTGAATTGGATGCCCTGGTTAAGCTGGTTCGTGCGCTCGTTCTGGCCATCATAGCGCAGGGTGAGCGCGTCGAGTTCGGCCTGGGCGCTATCCTCCACCTGAATCTCGAGATTGCTGCCCGTGCCACCGCCAACGCCAGATTCAAACGCAGCGGCGCGCTGTTGCCCGAGCGCCAGCTTCTGCGAGCGGCGCAGCTTGTCCTCCTGCAGCGAGTATGCCTGCCCTGTGCGCTCGGCATTTAGGCGGGCGATGCGTGCATTTTCCTCGTTCACAGCGGCTTCGCGCTTGTAGGCGCTGGCCTGCGCGTTTCCTTCCTGAATTGCGCCTGCAGCCGTCACTGCGGTGGCGACGACTGCCATCGTTACGGGGTCAAAATTTGCGCAGCCCCACAGGTTAAAGCGGTTGCGATAATCGGGATGTGCTGGGTGATGTTTCATGTGAGCGCCCACAGTTCCTTGTCGATTCCGTTTTCATGCCGACGCATCAAGCCCTCACGACAAAACCCAGAGAGCGAAGCAAGGCGGCGTGCCTGCTGGAACTCTGGGTTGATGTAGGCTTCATAGCGAGTCAGCTTCACTGATAGCATAGCGCGGCGCATTTTGCGATAGAGAGAAACAAAATGTTCGCCGCTGTTATGCGCGAAGATTGCCCATACGATGCCACGGCCTGAACCTTTGAACTCGATGATGCCGCCGATCGCAGCCACGCCATGCGGGTCGAGAAACGCGCAGCACGGGCCAGAGTTCACCATCGTTTCGAACCATTGCGGGTTTTTCATGGACTCGACCACCCAATGCTGCGCAGGCTGAACCCCGCGCATATCAAGGCTAATCAGGTGATGCACTTTCAACTGTTCGATGCTAATTTTCATAGACGTTGCACCGTGGTGAAGTGGTGATGATATTGAATGGGTGAGGGTCTGGGCAAACGACCATCCAGTAGCCTTCGGTTTCATAGTCGCCATCGAACGGAATAGGCTCAAGGTCGCCGCTCACTATCGCGGGCGGGGTGTCCATTGGCGCATTGGCCTCGCGGTAAATCAGCGGGTCAAGCTGGTTCTCGTTCGGCCCGACATAGCCGCCCAGCGACTTATAAACGCGCAGCAGAATCTGGTCGATGCGCTTGGTTTTGCCCTGCGCCGTGCCTTGCTGACTGCCGCCCTCAATCCGCATGGTTCGCATTTTCGCTGTCATCTGCAGGCCGATCTGCGCCTTGGTGACAGGGAAGTCGAGGGTTACAGTTCCCGTGGCACTGACGGTTTTTTGCGGATGCACCGCGCCGTTCGCCAGAATCGACACGGCGGTGTTTTTGAGGTGATCGAGGCCGCTGATGCTGCTGGTGGATGCGCCGCTGTAGGTAAGGCCGCAATCGACATAGAACGCATCGGCGATTGTCGCGTCGGTTCCATCGAACTCGGCTTCGACATACTCCACATAGCGGCGGGTCACGCCGTTGATCGTGCGCTTCACAATCAGCCACAGGTCATCGCGCGTGCCATCGGGCGCGGGGTTCTCGATGACTGACTCGACATAGCCATCGCCGCCGACAGGATGCGGATGCCATGCCAGCACATCCTGCGTGCGGTCGAAGGTGAAGCCGACCAGCGTGCCGTCCTTGGTGGCGCTGAACAAAATGCTGTAGGGTTCCTGACAGTAGCACACCTGCGCGAGGCCTGCCTTGATGAGGTGATCGGAAAGCGTCGACAGGTCGCCCGCCACATACTTGAGCGGGATGGCGTCGTATTTCGTACCCATGAGCGAGCGCCCAGAGCGGGAGGCGAACACGATTTCATCGCCGACAATGTAAGGGTCAATCGGCCCGCTGCCCTCGCCGTTCTGCGCCAGCGCCTGCACGTTGCCTGGGCCGAATGGGTCGGAGGTGGTGATTTTGCTGATGGCGATGACGGATGATGCCGTGCCTGCCAGCAGGAACTCGCCCTGCGAGATGACCCAGCGGGTTGAATCTGCGCTGGGCAGCACGCCAGTGACGGCTGCGTCCTTGGTAATTTCCCCACCGATGCGCTTGGCAAAGTTCTCGTAATCGCCCGATACGCTTGCCGCCCAGCGAATGCCGCGAAATAGCGTCAGGCGTTCGAGGTGGATGCGCACCAACTCAGGCCAGCCTTCTGCTGCAGAAAACAGCGAATGCGCCCATTTGTAGCTGGTATTGCCCACGCCGACAACGCTTTCAGGCAGGCGCGTCACCACATCGCAGGTCGCAGTCGTTCCGCCGCCACCGATCGCGGTAATCCGCACCACGCCGAAATTGCTATGGTTGTACTGCCAATTCACCGCACCGTCGCTTACCACGCCTTCGGTATGCGTCGGCTTCACGCTGCCCGTGGTGGCGGCATTCATGGCTTCGTAGGTATTGTTTCCGCTCACGCGCAGGGCATTGGCGGCAACGGCCTTGCCGACTTCCCACTGCGGCTGCGTCGTGGCGGTTTTATATTCGCGCTCGATCAGGAATAACGAACCGACATGCGTGGCGAGGAAGATTGCGCTGGAGGCAGTGACAGTGATGCCCACGCCCGTCGCGGCACTGGCATAGACAGTCGTGCCTGTGGTGGTGTTCAAGTCCTTGAATGGCCCGTTGGCCGTGTCCAGCGTGGTGATTGTCCAGCTTGTGCTGCTCAGTCGGGTCAACTTGCGCGGCTGGTATTTGCCCGTTTTGTGGGTGATGTAAAGCACATCGCCTGATTGCTCGAACGATAGCGCGAACTCGCCCGTCGACAGCACGAGGTCGGCGACCAGATACGGGGTTGTGACCTGCAGCACGCGGCTCGCTGTGCCGCCGCTGGAATACGCGGTGAACGCGGTCGAGTTGATGTTGTTGCCGTCCTGATCTTGCAGGCTGAATGTGTTGGCCGTCAGGTTCGTCACCTTGAAGTATTTGCCGTTCAACTGTGTCATTCCGACAACAGACGCAATATAAATGTAATCGCCCGTCACGAAGCCATGCCCAACGGAGGTAATCACGCACGGGTTGGCCTGCGTTGCGCCAGTGATGACCTTCGCCGTTTCGACCACGGGGCCACGGTTCGTGAAGAATCGCAGATACTGGTCGCCAAACTCGATGGTGAACGACTGATTGATGTTGAAGCGGAACTTATAGAGCCATGAACGCTGCGCGCTGTTGCGGATTTCCTGCACAAAGCGCGTGCCACCGCGCCGCAGGATTGGGCCTTGCACAAGTGGCAGGAAGTTTTCAAGAATGCTGCAGGCGTTCGGGTATTTCGAAACGTCCGTGCGGCCTTCGACGAAGGGGGAGAACTCGCCGCCGTTAAAGGATGCTTTCAGCGGGGTAATCCGTGCCATGCCGTCCCCCTATAACCGCGCCAGTTCCCAGCTACTCGAAGCGATTGCCTCGGGCGGGTTCTCAATCGCATTGGCCACCCGCGCCTCGTAGATCGAGCGGCGGTAATCATCCTTGAGGCTTTCCTTTTTGGTGGTGCTTTGCGCGATGCTCTCGACGGTTTCCAGCGCCCAGCGGCTGCAGAATACGTCATCAAAGCAGGCATCCCATTTCGACGTGTCAGTCACATCGGCGATATAGACGATGTAAAGCGGTGATGCCAAGTTGGTCAGGATGCGGTTATTTTCGATTTTGAAGGGGGTTTCGCCTCCTGCGCGATAGTTCATGCCAGCAAGGTCAACTCGCGTTGTGCCGACCTGTAGCACGCGCAGGCAATCGGATGGCAGCACATACTGCAAAGTGAAGCCGAAGGCAGGCGCAGTGGATTCATTGGGAAGGCCGACGCGGGTTTTCGAGAAGTTCCACACGTTCGCCCGCAACTCGCGGCGGCGCACCTGATCGTAGGATTCTTTCAGAACGCGCGCAGTTTTGCTGCTGTCGTCGATGCTGGTGAGGCGGCTTTGCGCCCCCGTTTTCTGCAAGGTGCGGTTCGCCAGTTGGGTAATGGATGGCATGGAACCCTACCTTTCGCGCAGATTATCGAGTAAATAGGCGGCTTTCCGTGATGCGTTGCTTGATAAGCTGTAAGCCCTTCATCACTTGCTCACGGGTCATTGTATCGTCGATGGTAACTTCGATGTTACGGGTCGTGCCAGTGCGCGTGCTGGCTTGCGTTTCTTGAACATCACCTTTTGCAAGGTTCTGGTTCACTCCCCAGGTATTTGTCGGCATGGCTTAAACTCCTAGTAAAAGTTGATTAAGGGGAGGCGGCGAAAGGATAACTCCGCCTCCCCAAACCATACCGCTTACGGTACAGCGACTTCCATGTCGATCAGCAGCGTGCCAGAAGCAGGCAGCGCAGCGACCGCTACGGTTGCGATGATCTCCTCGGACGTTGCCAGCGGAACGGGCAAGCCAGAGGTGATGTTCGCACCAGTCACGCCGAACGGGGTCGGTGTGTCCACTGCGGTGAAGGTTGCAGCCGCACGGTATTTACCCGTTGTCCCGCTAATACCGATCGCAACCGTCGAGGTTCCGAGCGATACAGTGGATTGGATGATACCACGGAGCGGATACACGCCAGCAGGCAGACGGAACAGACGGATGAAATCCGCTGCAGGCTGCGATGCAAGGGTGATAACCGCGCGGTAGTTCTGCGTGCGGCAGGCGTAGCCATACTGGGGAATCGGGTCAACACGGGGTTGAGCCAACGTACCAGCATAAGGTTGAGCGTTTGTAGGCATGGTGAATACTCCTCTTTAACTGGTTGATTAGTCGATACAATCCAAGCGTTGAACGCCACCGTTTTGGAGGCGAACAGCCCCACCCTCGGCGAAGCTGTAAAGCTGGAATGCGCCCGACAGATCGTTACGGAAGCTAGGCTGAACATTTACGTCCTTCCACTGGCCCCAGTACATCGCCGACCCAGAGAACAGCGGCACAAAGCGCACAGCGGTTGCCGCCATGATTGCTGCTGCGTTCGGGTAGAACGTCGCGTTGGTGAACTCCATGTGGATGAAGTCAATGCCCAGGTAGCTTGTCACCATCCCGTTATTCAGCACAGGCTTCTCATTGAAGTCTTTGCTGCGGAGTTCGATTTGCTTGAGCAACTGACCGTGGCGCACTGAGTCGATGATGCAATACAGCTTCTCGTTCTCGATGTCGACACCGTTGGCCTGCAGGTTGATCTTACCTTGAATCAGCTTTGATACGGTCAAGCCCGTGTTCGCAGCGGCTTCGAAGTTGGGAGCGACCACTTGCGTTGCGCCCGTTGGGAAGGCATCGGCGGTCGCGCCGTTCTTACCAATCTGACGCGATGCGAACAGTGCAGCGGCGATGTAGTCATCGCGTTTGCGTGCCATCGCCTTACCTTGGTTCTCAGCATACTTCGCGCGGGAAGCAGAGGAATTGAACAGGCGGTCGATGTCCTGGTTCGCAATTTGGAACGCATGGTCGTAGTAGTTGGGGTAAACCCAAGGGCGCGTAACGTCTGCGTTGTTGCTCGGGGTAGGAGCAAGGCGCGCAGGGTTTTCGTTCGCGTGGGTTGCTTGCACATAGTCAGCCGCTGCCGCGCCTTCACCCGTGTGGGTTCCGTTCACGATTCGGTTGGCTAGTTTGTCGCCACCGAATTGGTAGGCGAGTGCTGTATCGCTCGTGTAATCGAGGATGTACTGGTTAGGAATAAAGACGGTCATGGAACTTCTCCAAAACAAGGGTTAAATTGGAACCTATGGTTTGGCTAGTCCAACGCTTATTCGTCAGGGCCAGTCGCGGGCGCTGCGATTCATCCTGCGAAGGGAGGCGGGGTAATGCCGCTTTTCCCTATATGTGGTGAATCACGCACCCATTACCAGCATGATATTGATTCCCACATTATTTGCAAGCGAGATTTTTTACATGCGCGGTTCGAAGTTCCCGCCACCGCCTGCGATGCGGTGCAGTTCATTCCAGCGCGCTATCGCTTGGCTATCGCCATTGCGTCGACGCTCTTGGAAACTGCGATCTGCTTTTAGCTGCGAGATTTCCACTTCGGCCTGCTTCGCGCTTGGTGCGAATCCGCCGCCTTTGCGCTCGCCACCTTCGAACGTGTCGCCCGTGGTCGCAGCCATCTCTGACAGCTTCATCATCAGCACGGCTGCATTGCGCAAGCCAATACCAGCCTCCAGTTTTTCCTGAAAGCCGACAGCCTTTTCACCTTCGAGGCCAAGCAGTTTCAGCGCGACGTTCGTGCCACGGTCGGCGAGGTCGGCATTGCGCACGGCATCCTTGCCCCACTCCGTCCCCAGCGCCACCTTGTCGGCATTGAATTGCTCGACCTTCGCGGCTTCCTGCTGCGACTCAAGCTGCGCGGCGGTTTCGTTGAACCACTTATACAGCCCCTCCGCACCTTGCTGCGGCAATCCCGACTTGTGCGCCACTTCCTTAAACGATTTCACCAGGCCTTCGTCTGCCTTATCGCCGATCTCCAGTTTGTAGCCTTCGGGCGTGGTTGGCCGTCCGATTTTATTGAACAGCGCATCCCAGATTTCCTGCGGCGCTCCCTCTTTCGGCACGACAATTTTCTCGCCGCCCAGCGCCCACTTCTCGGTTTCGCGGTATGACTTTGCGACCTTGTAGACATCCTCATTTTTGAAGGCATCGGTGGCTTTCACGCCTTTCGAGCCGAGCCAGTCAGTGAAATCCTGATCGAATGTGATGCCGCCTTGCGGGTTCAGTTCACCTGCGGGCGGCGTTCCTGCCGCTGCTGGTGCGGCTGCTGCCGCTGGGTCTGCTATCCCGCCTGCTGGGGCGGAGCCTGGTGCTGCTTCGGTCATTGTCTTACTCCTCTGGTTGGTTGATTAGGCGTTGTAATTCTCTTTCGTCGAGGTTCATGGCCTGCATGATGCGCAGAAAAACCTCGCGGCGCGCTTCGGCGACAGCGGTGGCGATGGGGTCGATCGTGCCTGACTTTGGCGACATTTTGATGCAGCTACGGTTCGCATAACAAAAGCGCGCGAGGTCGCCCATTGCCTTCTTGCCGTTGTCATTCAGTGTGCCGTCCTCATTCAGGAAAGCCGCCTGCCACGCGCGGCGAACTCCCATGATGCGGTAAATGATGGCATTGCGTGCGCGGTCAATCATGGCATCGGTATGTTGGCTTGAGTGCTTGCGCCCGACGCGGCGGCGAGTGCTTGCGCCTCAGCGAAACTCTTAGCGGCCTGACCTGCAAGCGGTGCAGCTTCGATCGCGTTGGCGGTCATCTGCATTTGCTCGGCAGCGGCGGTATGTTCCTGCGTCGTGTCGTCATCGTTCAGCATGGTGACGGGCGCGCCGTTGATTTTGGCAAGGCGGCGAATCATGTCTGCGCCCTTGCCCTTGAATACGCTCTGCGCCTCGGGGTCGAGTGCGATGATGGGAGCGGCTGCCTCGATCGTGCGCTGAATGGCGATGCCTTCCTCGGCCATCTGCGCGCGGTTAAATGGGCTGGTATATTCCAGTTTCCACAGGTTGCCATTTTCCTGCAGCTTTTTCGGCAGCGGCGGCAGCTTGCCAGAGGCTTCGAGGATGTCGAGTTCGCGGGCGATGATGGGGCCAAGGAACTCGGCTTGCTGGCGACCCATCGTAGGCCCGAGCAGTTCTGATTTCTCGCGCGCGCGCTCCAGCACTTCGGTCGCGGTCATCTGCGGATTGTCGACCAGAATCTGAAACACGGTCACGAGGAATGCGCGGTTGATGACTTCGCGCTTCTGGTTCATCATTTCGAGGGTAAGGTTGAGGTTCGAGCCGATCTTGAACGGCTTGGCCAACTCGTTTCCCTGTTCGTCCAGCCCGCCCCAGTTCAGCGCACCGTTCTGCATCTTGAAGCCCGAAAGCGAGCCGTCAACCGAAAGCAGCACAGGCGGTTCAGCGGAAAGCTGACCCATGCGCAGGTTGGTTTTTTCCATCTCGTTAAGCTGCTTCACATCAGGCAGCACGAGGGATGCGGGGCCGCGTGCGTATACCTCGCCTGGAAGTGTTAGGCCACGGGTGAAAGCATACGGGAATGCGCGATAACCAGCGGTCGCGCGCACGATTTTCATTTCCTCGACGCTCACATAGTACGACTCGAACTTAAAGCCCTTTTTGCCGTTGGCGCGGTAGTCCTCGTTAGGCCGCACGCAATGGATGAAGCTGAACTCTTGCAGCGCATCCTTGCCCATAGCGCACTTGATGATTTTCTCGGGCAGTTGATCGCCGAAACGCTGGTATGCTTGGCGCGCGGAATACTTGAAGGCGCGGTGCGCCATGTCGATGATGCCCGCGAAGTTCTCGGCCAGATAGATTTCGGCGAGGTGGCAGGCGCGGTAGCGTGTCCCCACGCCCAGCATGTCGTCGATATACATCGGGCCAGTACCGAACGCGCCGTTGCTCATATAGCACTCGTGCGCTTGGCTTGAGAAGTTGGCCTGCGGGCGGTAGCGTTCGGTAAATAGGATGCCCGTCACCTTCTGGTAATACTCCTGCACTTCCCGATCTTCATTGATGTCCTCGTCCTCGTGCGCGATGCCGTGCCAGCGTTGCGTGCGTGGGGTCAGCATGGATTCCATCGCCGAGCCGTAAGTCTGTAGCGCGAGCGCGGCGGTCGCATCAAACATCTTTTGCGTGCGCTTTTCGCCTGGTGTGGTGTTGGATAGGCCGCGCCCGCCCGTTGTCTGGTTGAAAATGGCAGCGTCTGGCATGATGCGCTCGGCAATTTCCTGCCACACGGGTTCGTAATAGGTGCGCTGCTGCACCATCTTCTCGTGCAGCGCCATAATCTCAGAAAGGCGTGAGTCCATCATGGCGCGAACCCTTTATGTTATTGACCCAACAGCTTCTTGCTGAACGTGGTCGCGGTGTTCTGGCCAAGCTGGTCACTGGTCGCGCTTGGTGTGAAGATATTGGAGAGGCGACCTTGCCGCTTTTCGGCAGCGGCTTGCGCATCGGCTGCCTCGCGCGCCGTGTCGACGGTCGGCGGGGGTGGTGTGTCGATCATGGGGGTGAGTGGCGGCGCTTTGGGAGTGTCCATTAGCCCGCCGAGTAAGCCACCTACGATTGGAATTGAGCCAGCCATTTTACACCTCGCGCGTCATGATGATTCCCGATTGCTTGTAGCCATACTTTTGCCACAGGTTGCGGAACAATGCCACATTTTTTTCAGGCTGGCCAGTTGGCCCTGCTACCCCAGCGGCGGCGTAAGAGTATGAAATCGCGCAACCCCATGCGTCATATTGCGCCACGGTCGCCTCGACCAGCGCCCGCGCGCATCCACTCCCTCGATGATCGCCTGCAACATAGAATTGATACAGGTCGCCGATGGGTTCGGTGCTGAATACCCGCTGCACGATGGGGATGGAATAGCCGCTGATGCGCCCGTCCTGATCGAAAGCAAGCAAAATGGCAATTTCTTCGGGCAACTCCAGCGCGCCAGCAAAGAACGTGGCGAACTTATCGGCGCGCGGTGTGACGCGGCCTGCATTGTCCGACTCGTTAAAGAACATCGACGCAATGCCGATAAAATCCTGCGCGTCCTCTGGTGTGGCCTTCCTGACGTGGTACTGCATTACAACATCTCCGCAAATTGAGGGCGCGCGCGGTATTGATTCTGCACGCTCTGTGGTTTCATCATGATTTCCTTGCCCACGCCCAGCCCGAGCATGAGGTATTGCAGCGCCTCGGCGATGTGCGAGTGCTGGCCTTTGTCGGGCTTGTCTTGGAACTTTTCATCGCCCGACACTTTCACGCGCTTGTAGTGGTAGCCGCCCGCGCACGCCTTGCGCAGCGCCTTGCATCCCTCAGCCACGCCAAGCATGGGCAGCCCATCGACCAGTTGCGAGAAGCCAGCGGCTACTGCCTCGCGGCGTATGGTGAAATCGTTGGTGGATGCGGGGCGCGCTTTGATGCCTTCCGATTCGAGCATCTGAAACACGGTGGTTTCGTCAGTTTGGCTGGCAATGTTGCCCGCTGGGTCGCCAGTGATTGTGCCGATGCGCGGGGTTTGGCCGTAGCGTTCGGCAATGTGCGCCTTGAGTTCGCGGGCAAAGTTCTTTGCGCCCATGCGCAGCGCCACTACCTCAGACAGCACGATGACGCGACCGCTTGGCGTGCGTTGGGCTATGACGGCGGCGGGAGTAAGCCCGAAATCCATGCCGATATGCAGTTCGTAATTCGGATTGTATGACGCAGGGATGACGTGCAGGCTCTCGCGGTATTCGGGATAGACAGCCTTGCCATCCATGACGAAGCCGTATTCGTTGCGCACATAAACCTTAATCCAGTCCTGCGACTTGCCCAGCTTGATCTTTGCGTAATACCCAGGCGGCAGGTTCTCGATGTTCTCTGCCTCTGGGTTCATTTTGCCGTCAGCGGTTTCGGCGCTCGGCTGGTTGAAGTATTCGACCAGGCGCGTTCCTTCGGTGATGACGTTCGCCTCGACCAGTTCTTTCTCAAGCGCGGTGATCTGCGCCTGCCCTTCCTCGTCCTGAAAGTCAGCCTCCTTTGCCCACCAGTGGTCACTGTCTGGGCTGTTCGTGTCCATGATAATGCCCGAGCGCCGCGAGCCATAGCCCTCGATGTCGTTGCCCATCATCATGTTCGGGTAGCGACCCACGCGGGCGGTGAGCGCATCGCGGATTGCCTTGGGAACTTCGCGCGCCTCGTTGATGTAGCCCTGCGTTACCTCCAGCGAAAGCAGCTTTTTGACGTGTTCGGGTCGATCAAGCGCCAGAAACAGGAACTCATAGGAAACATCGTTAAGGATGAAATTGTGCTGAATAGGCGCGGTTTTGAGGAACTGGCCATAATCGGGCGGAATCCACATGTGAAACGACTTGATCGTCGTGGTTTCGAGTTCGCCGTATGTGTTACGGATGACAACCCCACGATAGTGGCGCAGGCCGTCCTTGTCCTTGGGCTGGAACGTGCCAGTCATCAGCATGTCCATAAGCGCCGCCGTGGTTTTGCCGCTGCCCACTGGCCCCTTGATGCCGCGAATGAAAGCTGCCGAGGTCATGAACGCATCAGACACAGGCCCTGGCGGATTGTAGTTGATATTTACGCTGCCTGTCATTCTGGCTTACTCCAGCGAATAGGCTCTATTGTGCCATCTTTCCGTTTTATCGTTTTTTCATCCAAAAGCATGTCGCCAGCCTCTAGGCGTTGGCTTTTTAAGAATATATCGCCACGCCGCTCATGGTAATTTCGCCATTGCACGGGGTCGCTCATGTCATAGCATGGGTTTGATTGGCTCATGCGCGTGCCTGCTTGCGCATGGTGTCGGTCATGCCTCCAGGCAGCGGGTTGTCGGCGTGGTATTCGGTGCGATTGCCGCCGCACGGCTCACAGATTTTCCGCGCCTTGTAGTCGACGATTCCAGCCATGCGCTCGCCGCATCCCTTGCACGCGAGGTAATAGAACTTCTCTTGAAAATCGGCCATATTGCACCCCCTCTTTACAATGTGAACGCTGAAACTTTACAATGCCACAGGCTGCTATTGCCCGTCAACCATGTCGCGTGCCGTCTGGCTTGATTGCGCCGCGAAGCGTTTTCATTTCCAGTGTTTTCGCGTCGATCTGGTAAGTGTAGGCTTCATCACCATGCACGAACGTCGCTGGTATCATGTCAGGAAGGCGAAGGTTTCGCTCGATGTAGTCGCGGTTCACCTCCATCATCAAAACACCAGCCAAATATTCTGGGTCATCCTTGCAATCCTGAACCTTTGGCAACTGCAGGCAACGACCAAGCCACTCGCCAAGCCCCTCGGGATAGCCGTCACTGTGCTGATAAAAATAAAACACATCGTCGCCGTCAATAATTTGTATACTTGCTCTGGTACTCATCACGCTTCTCCATCTGGTTTCTGGTCAATCACTTTCGGGCTGCGGAACTGGTACGGAGCGGAGCGCGGGAATCCCTCGACCCGTGGCAGCACTCCCTCGCGCGGAACCTCGATGCCCACCGCCTCGCAAAGCCGCTGCGCTGCCTGTGGATTATACTGGCCGATCGTGATGGCCACATGCGCCGTGATCTGGCTGCGCCCGTCCACCTTGTCCAGCATCCCCCGAATCTTCGCCAGCAGGCCCAGCGCAGCCACCGCCGTGCGCCCGTCGAACTGGTATTCCCCCGTGAAATTCCCCTCGCGGTCATAGATAGGAATCGGCTCCTTTGCCTTGCGGTATGTGTCCAAAAGTTCGGCCTGAATGAACTCGGGATTTATCGCAAGTGCCTGAATTGTTTGGGACAATCGCGCACGCATGTACGCCTCGACGTTAGCGTAGGTTAGCAATCGGCTCGCCTGTTCCTTCGCGCTGTCCTCGGAGTAACCTGCTGCTATTGCTGCCTCTTTCCCATTACTAGATACAAGGTAAGCCTCCACGAACTTGATCTGCTGTGGCGTTATATCCAGCGCCTCAATCGGTATGGCAAAAGGGGTGACGTGTCTGGGGTCATTTCGGTACGGAGCATCCGCTGGGGTATCGCTCGACCTTTCGGATGGGTCGCCAGCACCGTTTTTTTGACCACCTGAGCGTTTCTTGACCTTGTCAGCTACCTGTGCAGCCTCGCCATAAATGTCATGCTGTTTGGTCATTGTTTTGTGTCCCACTGGTTTTGATGAAGTCGTTGATTTCGTCAGTGCTTGCACCGATTGATTCGAGATAGGCGATTGTTTTCGTAACCTTATCAACCACCTGCACTGGTTCGGCTGGCTTTCTAGTGAGCAATTCCAACTCTCGAACCTTTGCCCAAGCCCTTGCGTTCTCAGCCTGCAATTCGAGTATGCGCTTTCTCAGCTTTTCATTCTCCGAAACATGCTCTATTTGTGAGTGGTAATCAAGGTAATCGCTTGAGTATTCCTCAGCATTTTGCTGCGATTCATAGCCCTTGATATATGCCCAATCCTGCGGTGTTCTATCCTCTGGGTCGATGCGCTGTTTTGAAATATAAGCCTCTTTCAGATAAGGCATTTTTCCCCTGCGTCGAATAATGCCGATGATGTCGGCAACAGTCGGAAACTCTGGGCTGTTTCGGCAGTGGTTTTTGATTGCGGCCATCACCGAACGCGTTGGATAATCGCCAAGGTCGCGCATAAAAACTTTGATAATGTCCTCAAGCGATTCCTGATCTTTACCATAAGTTTTTGTGGCTTGGAACCGTTCGTAAAGTTCGACAGATACGGCCTTTTTTCCTTCACCATCATTCCGCAAAGCCAAGTGCTTCGGCTGCTCGCATAACTGCTGCTTTTCCTCGGTCTGTCTTGCTGGGCTGTGGCTGGTATCCGCTACGGTTTGCGGGTTGAGGTTGGCATTTATCCCAGTCAAAAGCCCCTCTGTAAGCTGCTGCATAGTCTGCATATTTCTTTCCTTTCGATTGGCAATAAGTTTTGAATTTCTCTAAGATTTCATGCTCGTTGTGGTTTATGTATCGGCCTTCTGAGCGTTTTTTCGATAGCCAGTCAGCGATGTGATCGACGGATAATGATTCGAGCGTGACACGCTCACGCGCAATGGTAGGTTTATTCTTATCTGTCTCTGTCTCTTCTCTATATGCCTCTGTCTCTGGTCTAGCATCCGCTTGCGCCTGCTCACAAATGCTAGCAGTCGCTAGCGGTTTTACAAAGAAACCTGCATCAATCAATGGCTTAAAGTTTGGCTTCTTGTTTAAGTAGGCAACTCTCTGCACATAATCTGGGTTATTTGGAACCCTGCCCTCGTTGCGGCTTGCTATCAACATGCTAGCGACTGCTAGCACCCTGCTAGCATCATCAAGCATCACCCAAGTTTCGCTTGATAGAAGTTCAAAGTGCAGCTTTATCCAGGGCGGGTTTCTATCTTTGTAGTGCTGGAATCGCTCCCAGTTCTTTACTGTGAGATATGACATGATGCCACCTACTTCGAGGATTGTTTTTTGAACTCGGCATAGACTTCTCGAACCATCTGGCGAAGCTGGCCGCTCATGCTTCGGTCATTTTCCTTGGCAAGTTCAATCAGCATTTGCTGGCTTTCCTCATCCATATTGTAGGTTCTGGTTTTAACGGTTTTCATTGCGCTTTTCCTTTCTGCCCATGTGTGGGCTTATTCGTCAGTATATTGATTAAATGATTAACTGCAAGAAAAAAATAAATAGAAGTTATTTCACTTTTGCGCTTGACGGTATGAAATGAACGATGTTATAAGAGGACGTAACTAAGGAAAGGAATGACAATGGCCAAAGATAACACAGACGACATTGAGGGGCTGCAAAAGCTGCTCGCCGATGTCGACGACTTCACGGGAAAGATATTCGACTGGGTTAGTTTCCTCGGTCGCGTGGAGTTCCTGCACGATGCCTATGCTTTCCGCACCGCCATCGAAATAAAAATCAACCAACTGGAGAATAGCAATGCTTAAAAAAATCAAACAGACAATCATCACCCTGGGCATAGCGAGCGGCATGACCGCCGCCGCGCTTGCCTACCTTCACAACGTCCCGCAATGCCGCGCGATGGTGCTGGCCGATCTCGCCAAGCAGGTCGAGTTTCAGGGCAAGCTGGCGCAATACCAGATGCCGCAGGATTTTCTAACCACTCTCACACGGGGCAAATAATGGACAACGGGCTAAAAGAAAGAATGATTTTTCTGCGCGGGATGCTTTTTCAGCAGGCCGAGCGTTACCAAAACGAAACGGGAAAGCTGCTTAAACAGGCGGAGGGTTGCCTGCTCGAGGAGAAGGGCAAATACATGCTGCAGGCCTACAATATGCAGGGAGTAGTGCAGGGCATCGTCGAGTCGATGGGGCTGCTTGATATTGCCCTGAACCCACCACCCGCGAACGATGACAAGCCCAAGCTGGTTTTGGCGGGCGGGAACGAAACAATTAACTGAGGTATGGCCATGAACTTTTTGCAAGTAACCCACGCAGAATGCGGTCACAAGTGGTCGGTTTATTTCCCCACCAACGGCACACGGGACACGACGATCGACGACTGCCCAGAGTGCCGCGAGGAGGAGGAGGAACGCGACGCGGAGCGGATGCGCTCGGTGCGTGAGCAGGATGCGGCAAAGGCGCGCTACTACAACGAAAAATATGGAGATGACATATGAGCGAATTTTTAGAGAATGCCCGCGATTTCTGCATCATGGCGCACGGCGACCAGAAGCGGAAATACACAGGGCTGCCGTATTACTAACACTGCTTTGAGGTGGCCAATATCGTGGCGCAGGTCACGAGCGACGAATCGGTCATCGCGGCAGCATTCCTGCACGATGTCGTCGAGGATACCAAGTTCACGCTGGCGCACATTCAGCAGACGTTTGGCCAGCGGGTCGCGCTGCTGGTGTATCAGGTGACGGATGTGTCGCGGCCAGAGGATGGGAACCGCCGCGTGCGGAAGCTGATTGACCAGGCACACCTCGCCGAATCTTCGCCAGAGGGTGCAACGATCAAGCTGGCCGACACCATCAGCAACACGCAGGACATCATGAAGCACGACCCGAACTTTGCCAAGGTGTACCTGAAAGAGAAACGCGCACTGCTGCCGCTGCTTACCCACGGCAACAAGGCGCTATGGAGAGCCGCTAATGCAATCGTGAATGGAGGCAGCAAGTGAGCGCAGACATGATATTTCTCAGAGCCACGATCGACGCATGGGCAATCAATGCCAAGCGTGAGAAGGAGGCCGCTCTTGCAGCGGTCGGCACAGTTTCACAAAACACGGTTTATCATGAATGGAGCGGGCAGGAAATTGCCTTCAAGCGGGTGCAGGATTTACTCACCAAAGCGGGGATTGTATGACGCAGGATGAAAAACTAAACAAACTTTTTGAGCGCATTAAGCGTAAAATAAAAGTGGCGAAAAATGGCTGCTGGAATTGGCAAGGCGGCAAAAATCCGTATGGATATGGTGTAGGGAAAGCAACAAACATTTGTGGCTATTATTACGTCCACCGCTTTGTTTTTGAGTTAATGAAAGGCCCAACGAATGGCCTTTGTGTTTTGCATAAATGCGATAATCGCACCTGTTGCAATCCAGATCATTTATTCCTTGGAACGAGGGCTGATAATTATGCTGACTGCAAAGCAAAGGATAGACATCAGCGAGGAGAAAGAAGCCCTAAATCAAAACTAACAGACAAGGCCGCAAAAGTAATACGACGCTCTAAGTTAAAAGGCGCGACTCTTGCTGCAATGTTTGGTGTTTCCGAATCGGCGATTTCTAAAGTCAGGTGCGGAAGGTCATGGAAACACATTGACCGAGTCACCACCAAAAGGAAGGGCGCATAACGATGCTACACCCTGTAAAAGTCATGATGAGTTACGGCGAGGCCGTGCTTGTTTCATTCACCATAACCGAAGAAATCTCGGAACATTTGAAAGCTGGCGGCGATGTGCAAATAATTGTCGGCGGGCATGACAGAAAGCAAAACTGGAGAGGCGGCGCAAACCGCATCGAAGTGAAAAAAATAGACTAATTTAACCACGAAAGGAAACTACCATGAATACCCAAGCATCACTAGCTATCGATGAACTGCAGGAAACTGGCGCGCTGGCTATAATCGAAAAGAAAAACGTCGCCCAGTATTTCGCACCGAAGGGGCTTGACCCAGTGATCGAGCGCGTGCGCGCCGAGGTCGAGGCATTCAAGCCCGACATCTCCACCGAGAAAGGCCGAAAGGAAATCGCATCGTTCGCCTATAAGGTGGCGAAATCAAAGACTGCACTCGACACAATGGGCAAGGAATTGGTCGCTGGCATGAAATCCACCGTTAAGGCAATCGACGAGGAGCGCGCGCGGGCATGGGATGAAATCGAGAAGCTGCAGCACCAGGCACGCAAGCCGCTGACCGATTGGGAAAACGCCGAGAAGGAGCGGGTCGCCAAACACGAGGCAGCCATCGGCGAACTATCGGCGCACGGCATGGGTGCGCTGTCCATTGCCGAATTGCAGGCTGCACTGGATGGGATGGAAGCATTCAAGGCGCGCGATTGGCAGGAGTTCAGCGACCGCGCCAGCGCCATCATCGCCACCCGAACCGCCAACCTTTCCGCACAGATTGCAGCGGCACAGAAAGCTGAGGCCGACCGCCTGGAACTGGAGCGCCTGCAAAAAGAGGAAGCCGAGCGCAAACGCAAAGCGGAGGAAGAACGCATCGCCCATGAAGCCGCCGACAAAGCACGCAAGGAGGCGGAGGAGAAAGCCGCCGCCGAGCAGCGCCGCCGCGATGAAGAAGCGCGCGCCGCGCAGGAAAAGGTCGAGCGTGAGAAGCGCGAGGCCGAGGAGCGTGAGGCAGCAGAGCGCAAGGCGAAAGAGGATGCAGAGCGCCGCGCTGTGGCAGAGAAAGCAGCACGCGAGCAAGCCGAGGCGGATGCCAAGGCAGCGGCAGAAAAAGCGGAATCCGCCCGCATCGCTGCCGAAGCCAAAGCTGCGCAGGAAAAAAAGGAGGCTGAGGAACGCGCCGCCGCTGCCGAACGCAAGCGCATCGCTGATGAACAGGCAGCCATCGCCGCTGAAACCGCGCGCCGCGAGGCAGATGCCAAGCATAAAAAATCCATCATGAAGATGGCAATCGACGCGCTGGAGAGTCAGATCAAGGCCGACCCTGACCTAGATGCGGAAGGCATCATCAAGCTGATTGCTGACGGCAAGATTCCCAACATAAAAATTACCTACTAGGGGGCAGCATGAAAATCTACATGGTGGCGCGCTGGGTTCCGCTGGCTAACCCGCTTGATCGCGGCTATCGCGCACGCTTTCACACGATGGGCGCTTTCCTGGATATAGAGAACGCGCGCGCGGCGTGCCTTGAGGCCAACAAAAACCTGCTGAAACATCGGAACAGCGAGGGGTGGTACACTGACCACCGCTATCTGCACCACGTCATCAGCTACAAGGTGCGCGATGCAAGCCCAGGATGGCCGAGCGCCGAAGAAATGGGCAAAGCAATCATGCGCCTGCAGGAAATAGCACCAATTCACGAGGAAAGATAATATGACACATCACACGCTTAACGCTTCAGTTCCACAGCACATTTATGGCTATGTGCAAACCGACATCTTGCAGGGGCTGGATGATTCGCGCGGGTTTGACCCATGCGTCATTATTGGAGTGACTAGCATCCCATCGCGCTGCTTGCATTTCTCGATTCTATGCGAGAGCGGCGCGCAGTGGGCGCGCATACCTATCCATAAATTGCGCTGGGAAAAACCAAAAGTATTTAAGGAGCATTTTGGCAGCACTTTTATTAACCACCCAATCAGCGACTTGCAGTGCTGGGATTCGCATGGGTGGGACTTCTCGACCGTGCAATATGAATACCTGCGCGAGATGGGTTGCGAGTATCGCACGCCAGATGGCCGCATGATTCCAGCATCCTACTGGTTCACGCTCGACCACACCGACAACGGGTTCAGCCAGTACCCGCCAGAACACAAGTGCTATAATTTGCTGTTGCTGGAAGATGGCAGCGGGCAGATCGCGGCAATGCCTAACAATCGCATTCTGTGGAAGGATGACAGCTTCGTGAAACGCGACCTGCGGCGGCTGAAAGAATACCGCGTGATGTCGCCGCAGACGTGGCACGCGGAATCGGGCAGGCATAACCCGCAGGACACAGCAATCACGAGGGACGCATGATCGAACTTTTGCTTATCGAAATTCAGATGCGAATGCAGTTGCAGCTTGCGCGAACGGCACAGCGCATAATGCAAGACTATGCCGCAGGGAAAGCGCAGGCATCAATCATGCGCGCGGAAGCGAACATGGCAAAGTTGTCACAGTCTGAAAAATAATTGTGGACATGATAAAATCGCGCTTGAACTAAACGACATCTATTGATAATGAATAACCACGAAAGGAAATGATTTTATGAACGACATAGTAACCCAAGAAAACACGGCGCTTGCACCACAGCAAAGCACCGAGCGCGCCATGATTCAGCGCATCGCTGACATGGCTGCCGACCCAGCGTGCGACCCCGACAAAATGGAAAAGCTGCTGAATGTGCAGATCACCCTGATGGACAGGCAAGCGAAGATCGACTTTGACCAGGCACTTTCTGATGTGCAGCGCGAGATGCCGCGCATCACTGCCCGTGGCGAAATCAAAAACAAGGCAGGCGAAGTGACCTCGCGCTACATGAAATACGAGGACATCGACTTGGTGATTCGCCCGCTGCTGCAGAAGTTCGGCTTCTCGCTAGTGCATGATGCCAAGGAGGAGAACGGCAAGATGCTCGTTACCACTATCCTCAAGCATCGCGGTGGCCACCAGGAATCTGTTTCTAGCCCGCTGCCATTCGACCAAACCAACGCGCTCAAGTCGGCGCTGCAGGCGGCAGCATCCACTGAGTCGTTCGGCAAGCGGCGCAACGTGTGCAAAATGCTGAACATCGTGGCCGAGGGCGATGATGATGACGGCGCAGGCACGAACGCCATGAAGATCGACGACGCGCAGGCCAAGGAAATCAAGGACGCGCTGCGCGAATCGGGCGCAGATGTTAAGCGGTTCCTCGATTATATGAAGGCCGATTGCGTCGAGAACATTGCGATGAAGGACTACGGGAAAGCGTGCGTCGCGCTGCGCCGCAAGGTCATCAGCGAAGCGAAGCAAGCGGCGGGGGTGTAGCATGACGTTGAAGCCAGAGAATCCGCCTGCTTTCCCGCAATCAGAAGAAGTTTTTGAACACAGCCTTGGTTACAGTGTGAGATATGAGGGCATGACATTACGGGACTATTTCGCTGCAAAAGCATTGCAGGGGTTTTGTTCTAATCCAAATGTTGAAGCTGGAAGCCTTGCGAATACGCTTAAAAACGTAGCTGCCGATTGCTACGTTGCAGCAGATTTAATGCTAAAAGAGAGGGAATAACTGTGAAACATTTTCAGGTAGCGCACCGCAGTGTCGACTGGTTCAACTCCCGCGCAGGGATTGCCACGTCATCGAACTTCGATAAGCTGATTACACCCACGGGCAAGCCGAGTTCGCAGGCCGATGGCTATGCAAACCTGCTGGTTGCCGAGTTAATCCTTGGCCGCTCGCTGCAGCGAGAGTTCAGCACATGGGCGCTGGAGTGGGGTGAAAC